GATTCCCTTTCCGATTCCCTTTCAAAAATATTTTTATTAACTAATAATTAGATATGCCATATCATGTTATTAGATATAAGAATGGATGGGTTGTAGCGAATCAACATACTGGTAAACATTATAGTAAACATGCGATGACGAAGGAAAACGCAGAGGCACAGATGAAAGCAATGTATTTACATATGCGACCAAATGATATTCGTCCTCAACACATACCACGATCTCCGCCCGATATGTTAGCACATCTTAATCCACATCTTCAATGAACTTTTAATGAGATTCCATAAATGGACGAATATGATATTGTCTTCCAGGACGTGGAGGGTTCATTCCTGCTCCAGTAAATCCCGCACTATATTCAGAATATTCGTCATTGCGAATGGGTTTTGTACGTGATTTTCCTTCTTTTGTATATCCTAATCCATGTTCACCAAAAATATATCCTTTAGGACGAATTACATGTCTTTCTAAAGGAGGAAAATGTGGTTCATCAAATGGAATAAATCCTACAGGTTGAGACATAGATTGTTTAATAGATACCATCGAATGATGTGATAAACTTGGTTCCGCAGGATGTGATACAAAATCTTCATAATCTCCATAATAGGACATTTGACCATCCCCATTTGTATCAATTTCTCGTACTTCTTGATTTTGTTCATCGCCATATGATACACGACTAAATGGAAGTGTACGAACTTCAGCAGGATCACCATGATCAACGGATGATGGTAAATGAGATGCGTGTGATAATTGTTCTTGACGATCCCATTCTTCACGAACAAAACGACCACGATATAAATCTTCAATAATCGGTTCACGAGCAAGATCTGCAAGATTAATAATATTAGATTGTTGTTGTGGTAATTCTTTTTCAGGTGGTAATACAACGGAGTTTTGTTCTTTTAAAGGTGGATAAGATGCATACAATGGTGGATGATAAGACATTTGTCCCAATTGTTGAAACAATTGACCTAATTGACGTTCCATTGCCATATTACCACCTGATGTACGCATTACGTTACGAGGAGCAGATTGACGTTTTGTAACATGAACATGAACGGTATTGGTAGCCGTAGCAATTGCTTTTGATTTTCCTTTCCCTTTCCCTTTCCCAAAGGGTCGGGACTCGTTCCGATTCCCTTTCACTTTCCCGCCTTTTTTCATGTAATCCATATCGATTGTTGCCATACTATGATAACAATAGATAATATATGGGGACGTTACGCCGACTATGTCGGCTACCTCCCCATACCTCTGTACCTATAAATAATTACTAAAAGTGAGGGGTTTGGGGACAGAATGTCTCCAATTAACGTTGAAATGATACCGCTTTTGGCATTCCATCAAGCATAACATATGGATGAGTTCCTGCTACCATTTCATGTGTTTTAACGATACCACCTTTTTTCAAATTGCTTAATTTATTTACACCTTCTTTCACTCCATTATAAGCATTTTTACCTGATTCGATCGCTCCCGCTAAATTACCGGAAACAAGATGACCTACACCTTTTGCGCCTTCATTGATTGCGTTACCAACGGTTTCTACACCGTTTACAATCTTTTCACCTACAATGGGAATATATGAAATCGGCTTCTTAATAGCATTCCATACACCCGTAGCCGTATTCTTAATACCATTCCAAACATTGGAAACGCCATTCTTGATACCGTTCCAAAGATTCGAGAAGAAACCCATATTGTTCTATCTAATACTTTTAAAAAAAAGTGGAGACATAAACGTCCCCACACCCCTCTTTATAGCGCATCTTTAGGAACAGGGGTGTGGGGAGGTAGCCGACATAGTCGGCGTAACGTCCCCACATTTACATATGGCTTGTTCGTGTTGGTAATTGACTGAATGTATGGCTCATATTCGTTAATGATAGATTAACAGGTTGTCCAACATCATTTTGTACAGGTTCGACATCCAAATTGATTACAAAGTTCATTGAACCTGGGTTAATTGCTAATGGCTTATTTGTTACAATATCAAACAAAATGTATTCAAAACGACCATCCCAATCAATAATAAACTCCCATGGGTATGTACCGATGATAGGCGGATTGGAGGCATTATCTGTACCAATTAACAAATAAGGATAACGAGAGGCGACACTTGCTCCTGTTGAATCTGAACCTGTCATTGGCATTACAAATTGACGACTTTGTAATTGAACAATTGTATTGACGGAACCATAATATTGAATTGAAATGATACGAGTACGGTATTTGCCGTAAAGAGGTATACTAATCAAATTGGGATTCATCGAATATGTACCACCCGTATACTGAGCAGATGACGTGAGCATAAATTGAACGAACACCATGACTTTTCTATACAGATAGAAGAAAATAGTGGGGACGCAAACGCCTCTAAAGAGTCCGTTGGAGTCTTTACCCACAGGGGTATGGGGAAGCGCTAGCGTCCCCATATTATTTTCTCTTTCTTTAATAAATGGCACAAAATAATGTTCCGCTCACTACAAAAGCGAATCCATTGACACAAAAATTGGCTCCACATGATTCCGCAGTAAAGTTATCGACTGAACCATTAGATGATGGATATCGAATGTGGGCATTGGTGGGACCAAAGGGAAGTGGAAAGACCAATGTCCTCTATAATGTATTAACGAGTAAAGAATCTCCTTGGTATAAATTATTTGATCGTGTATTTATGTTTAGTCCAACAGGTGAAAACTCTGAATATCTTAAACCTTATATTAAGGATTTAAAAGAACGTGGTCAATTTTATGATGAATTAAATGAAACAACATTAGAAGATTGTTTAAAAAAATTGGAAACATTTAATACAAAGTTTATGAATGAACGTAAACCACAGACTCGTGAAATGAAAGCACAAGAATTAGCATTATTACGACGTGGTGTAAAACGTGATGAAATGCCCGATTCGATTTTAGGAGAAAAAGTTCATACACGAAAACCCCATAGTTGTATTATCTTTGATGATTGTCTTAATGAACTAGCAAAATCAACACAAAAATCGATTCAAGGTAAATTATGGACTCGTAATCGACATTATTATACCAATGTAGTAATTACAACACAACGTTATATGAAACTCAATCCAACCATTCGTAATAATTTGGATACAATTTCATTTTGGAAAACAGCAAATCAAAAGGAATATGAAACATTAGAGGATGATATCAATGTAGATTCTAAAGTTTTAAAACGAGTATATGATTTTGCAACCAAAGAACCATTTTCATTTCTTCATATTACTTTCAATGCTGGACAACCCAAGTTTTTCCGTCGATTTGATCCGATCGTAATGTAAATTGGGGACACAAGTGTCCCCAAACCCCTCACTTTTAGTAATTATAAATTGGGGACACAAGTGTCTCTAAAGAGTCCGACTCCGTTGGAGTCTTTACCCCGTCACACTTTTTAAAAAGTGTATCGTAGTCCTCATTTTTGTCGCACTTTTTTCTAAAAAGTGTCTATTTATTATTTTTTTTTTTACGATGAGCATCTACCGCTCCGATAATGGTATTCCGTGCTAATGTAGATGCCATTTTTTCTTCCATTTCTCGTTCTTTTTTACGAAGTTCAACAATAGAAGCATCAAAATCATCAACAGGAGAAGGAAGGGGAACTGCCATTTTTTGAATCTCCCGGAATTGTTTCATGGGTACAAGAAATTGTGTAGCATTCATCACTTGAACATAATCATCCTTTGTCATGGCTTTGCCTACGTTTTGTCCAAATGCCGACATCTCTGTCTACGATAAAGGAATTATTTTCAGATTTATTTTCTTTTATCGTACTAGAAGATGAGTAGTGATAATAAAGAGGTATCTGATACAAATCTCCAAGAAAATACGGTAGAAATGTCAAAGGTAGATGAAAAATCACCTATTAAAGCAGATGTAAAAATTGTAGTGAAACAACCTAAAGTTCAAAAACCTAAAGTTGCTCCTGAAAATCGTCCTCCTCGTACAGAAGGACAAATTAAAGCAATGGAAAAAATGAAAGAAGCATTGGCAAAAAAACGTCAAGAAAAGGCAGATGCAAAAAAAGCATTAGAAGAAGCAGAAAAAAAGGCACGTGAAGACGCTGTAAAGCAAGCGGAAGAAGAAGCAAAAAAGATAACGTCAAATGTGGAAGTTCAAAAAATTAGAGGTCGTAAAATTGGGCAAAAAAATCAACCCAAAGGGGGGGATACACAGAAAGGAGCCGAAGCACTTGAAAAAGCAAGAATTATTCCTGAAGCGGTTCAACAACGTCAAATGACTCCTATGGAATATCAAATTAATAAATTACGGGAAAAAGGTATACGTGTTCCGGATAATGTAACTCCTTATATGCTTAAAATGATTATGTCACGTTACCGTTAGCTCTAAGAGCTAACGCCAACAAGAGATAAAAAGGTTCCCTTTTTATTGTCACGATATCGTTAGAGAACATGACAGAAATTGAACTTTTATATGAACGAATTAAAATATTGGAACGATTATTATATAATGCTAAAATTGAGGTGATACCCATTCATATGTGGATCAAATCAAAATTATAAAAGCACTTTTTGTCGCACTTTTTTCTAAAAAGTGTAAAGAGGAGTAGGATAACGTAATAATCCTATCATACTATATAACATAAATATGTATATGATAATTGCTCCAATAATATCACCAATATCATAATATTGATTCATATTACTCTAATCATAGTAGCGATAATCGCAGGACTAATTCCCGCACCAAAATGAGAAATCAAAAATGTTTTGATACTACTCCAAACATTATCGATCATCCAATCTTTTACTTTGATCCACACACTGCGAAAAAACGGAATAAACTTTTGATCACAGATGGTTCCACAAGAGGTTCATTTAACAACTGTTGATCAAAATCTGTTTTTGAACTCGCATTAACGGGAACATCCGTAATGACGGATCCAGGAATCTGTTTAAGATAATCTTCTACACGCTGAAAAAAAGTAACATAATGAACAACATTGTATTTTGTCATATCTTCTTTCGCCAATTGTGTACGAGCATCTGCTATGCGCATATCCACAATCAAATAATCAAATGTTTGAAGTTGAGCAAAAGGAATATTCTTCCAAGCATTTTTCCAAACGACTACATTACCAAACGACGCAAACTCAGCTTGATCTGTCGGAGCAAGATCTTTCGAAATCAAAACCAACATCGGAAGAGATTCATTTGCTTGAACAACAGGAGCACTATTTACTACATTTGCTACAGATGATGCGATTTGATCGATCACAGGTGGCAACGGACGTTGTAGCATTTTCTATAATAAGAGAATGGAAATTATTTTATGGAATACTTTATTGTGTACCCTTTCCCAAAGGGTCGGGACTCGTTCCGATTCCCTTTCCATGAACAGCTGTAATATACGCTTGGAATGAATTGGCTAATGTGCTTAATTGTGTTTGAAGTGATTCGATCGTAGATTGAAGTGTAGTGATCTGTGTAGCTTGTGTTGCGATTTGATTGGCTTGCGAAGTGATCGTTGTCTGGAGTGATCCGATCTGAGTGGCTTGATCGGTGATCGTATTATTTGTGATCGTTAATTGAGCTGATAGTTCCTGAATCTGCGAAGCAGATGAAGTCACTATCGAAGATAGTTCCTGTACTCCTTTAATACCCAAACACGACATCTTTGAATAATCCACTTGAAGGAAATCAGGGACTTGCTTACCATAAACAATGATGCCTTGCGTCGTCGGATCGCATCGTAACCAAGGTGTCATCACCATCGTCAATCCATCTGCGGACAATGAGATCACGGTTGATGTTTCACGACTTGATCCAATCGTTGGAGATCCTTTCTCCGTATTGGTTGGAGGTGGTACTCCCACTGTTATTTGATAAATGACATATTCTACAATATCACCTGCTACCACTTGACCCGTAATCGTGGTAGCAAACACCACTTGAACATTTCCATCCACTAATGATAATGATTTTGCTCGTTGGTAAATATTAGGAATAAACCCTTCTCCTGTTCGGATGTATTCTGGGAAAATGGGAGCCAATTGTTGAGCGACCAACCCACAAACTGTTGAGACATTACTATTATTTGTTTTATCAATGAAATCGTATGAATGTAATTGAATCTGATTAATTTTAGATAACAATGAACTCGATGGTTGGATATTAGTTTTAATGCGTTGATCCGATGAATATACAACGGTACCCCATGTCCAAATGTTACCATAGACTTGGAGTGCAGCGCTTACGTATTGATAACTGGTGTATAAGAAACCACTCGTTAAATCAACTGTTTCATAACCACCCAAAGAAGAAATAGCCGTTCCTTGAACCGTTAATCCATTATTATAGGTTGCAGCTACCGCTCCACCATCCACACCAGTACTAAATCCACTGAACCCTGTTACACTATCATAAGTATAATAAGTTGTATTGAAAGGAGTCGTGGGAGTAGAAGTAGAATACAAAACTGTGTTATATCCTGCTGGTATAGTGTATGATGAAAAAACTGTTCCATTTGGATAATATAACAAACTAGCACCCTCACAAGTATATTGATACGTTGTACCACCACGTAAATATACCACCAAATAACCACTCGTGAAATCCACATAGGCATTACCGATAAAATAGTTGAACGTAGCACCGCCTGCCGTACCGCAGATTTGAAACTTGAAATAATCCGCACCATTTCCCCAATACGACGAATTGCCTTCAAAGTTTGACATCAACGCACCTTTCCATAACGCATCCTGATGGACTGAAGTACGAGCAATACATATTTTCCAAGGGTTCTGACCCGAGCTCGCTGCAGCGACGGTACTAAATACTACAGGGTAAAAGATTCCCGTTATCGCAGGTGTAATGTAAAACGAATTACAACATAACACACGATTGGTTTGAACTTCTTCCGTACAAACAGAAGTGGAGTTTCTACCAATACCAATGGAACCACCATACGCATTGATATTAACGGGTAATTTTGTATATACATTGTTGTAAGCATATGATTCAATCGCACCAAATGCGCCATACGTAGATGTAAATGTAATGGTTGCGTTATTACCTACTGAATTAGAACGAACCTGACCTACCACATCCAAGGCACAACCTGGGGTTGCGGTTCCAATTCCCATATATCCAGATGGATTGATCACCATACGAAGACCACCACCAGACGAACCATCATAAATATAAAAATTACCGGCACCTCCTCCTGAACCTGTTCCTGCTGCACCAACATAATAGTTTCTACCACCTGTGGTGGCTTGATAATAAATATTGGAATCTGAACCCGATGAAACAATAGTAAAAGGTTGTCCGTTATTTGTGTTGAGCGTCAGATTTCCAGCTGATTCATACAGAATACTATTGGCTAATACATTATTACTAGACGCATAGGGCAGATATCCTGCCGATACGGCTCCTGTGATGGGAACGGTGACATTAGGAAACATACACATCGTTCCTGTGGAGTCAATTCCCATCGTATAGGCAGGAGTTCCCGCACGATACGCGGGGAGGACATTGCCCGTGAATTGCGTATAGGACGCATACATATTGAACCCCGTGAAATACACACTTTGACCTGATGCCGTTCCTTGAAAATAAAAGACAACTTGACCCGTGTAGGTAACCGTCGCATTTGGTTGAAAATTAACCGTTGTGGTCGTTCCTGTGCTATTGGGTAAATAGACTCCTCCTCCAATTAACAATGAGCTGGTTCCTGCGGTATTGTATTGATAGACGGAAAAGAAGATACTGGAAACGGAATAGCAATTAAAGAAGTTGGCCTGGTACCATCCACCCGTTGTATAGACATACGAACCCAACGACATTGCCATAATCGGCGATGACGCATTGGTCAAGGTATAGGAACCCGACAAGGTGGAACCGCTTGGGACACTCGATGGTAATCCACTTGTGGTCAAATTGGTCGCTCCTTGTCCTGTGGTAGCCTGACTCGTGGTGAGTGCATTATTCAGATTGGTTTGGTAGCCTTGGGTGGTGGTGACCATATTATTGAACGTATTCGTGCCCGACCACGTATTGTTCAGAGGGAGAAGGTTGGCACCTGGACCCGTGGGTCCTGACGCTCCTGCTGCACCTGTCGCACCCGTTGGTCCCGTCGGCGTCACAATGGGAATCACGTGGCCGCTGCCATCGACGCCCAACACCTTGGAATACGTACCCGTCGCCCCTCCCAGCGAGGGAAGCGTCAAGTTGCTCGTGATGATGCCACCTGTGGGCCCTGTTGCGGTCAATAGATTTCCATTGATGTTGATGGGACCCGTTGCACCTGAATAGGGGACGTAGGAACCAAATTGAGTGGTTAGGTATCCTAATGGTACCGCATCCGTCGTTCCGATGGGACCTGTCAATCCCGATAATCGATTACCATTGATGTTGATGGGACCCGTTGCACCCGAATAAGGGACATAGGATGTTAGTTGAGAGGTCAGGTATCCTAATGGTACCGCATCCGAGGCTCCTGAGGGGCCCGTCGGCAACCCTGTTAAGACGTTTCCCGCCATTCCAATCGGCCCCCCCATCACGCCACCCGCCAATGGTAAATACACTCCTACGTCCGGAACGACTTGCTGCCCATTAATGTATACGGTTGTCGCATTGATGTTGCTCAGACCGTCGACGGTCAATGGATATTGTGGCTGGGTAATGCCGTCTAAAGACATTCTATTCATCATACGGAAATAAAAATCGAATCTCTGCACAGAATGCCCCGTGTACTACGTAATGGTGGAACCCTCCAAGAAGAAGCCGATGATGAATCCTGGGGCAACTGGTTCTCCAATCTGATTGGTGCCTTCACCAACAATGAACATCTTCCGAAACGATTCCGTTCCTTCATCAAATCCCATGGACGAGACGTCATCCATTCCCTGAACATGGTTCGTGCCCCCGTCGCCCGACCTGGTGTCTGGGCCATGGAATTGTTGACCGCTGGTCGCTGGGAAGAGTTCAAGAAGCGAGGTGGCATCGATGAAACCTATCACACCAGTCTCGTCATCAACGGCGACCTCGTCATCGAAAAACTCGATAAACTCGAAGCCCGTGTCGACTCGTCCCACGAACAAGGTGCAGAGTCCTTTGATGTTGATTTGAAAGGAAAACACCTTACGGTAGCAGAGTTCCTTGAACAAGGACGAAAACGAATGGGTGAGAAGTTCTATACCTACAGCGCATTAAATGGTAACAACTGTCAAGATTTTGTGATGTCCATGGTTTCCGCCAATGGACTCATGACCGATGCGGGTCACCGTTTTATCAAACAAGAGCTCGATAAACTCATTCATGAATTACCGACGACCACCAAGGTTGCCGCCCAATTCATCACCGACGAAGCCCGTCATGCAGGTAACATCAAAGAAGAACTATTGAACAAGCGAGGTGGAGTTCGTCACCGTATGGAACACGGACTCCAACGGCGCATGGGTTAACGACGAGGGATTCGGCCTTCTTTACGTAGCTCCGATAGCTGAACCGCTGTCTGTTGACGTTCCGCCATCGCATGCGATAGTGGATGATGGCTCAGGGGACGGCCATGGACAAAGACTTTGAATCCTGCGCCTGATTTTTGCAGGGTGTACGGCATCTACCTGATTCATGAGATTTTAAAATCGCATGAATGTTGTAGAGAGATAGTAGAAATGGATACCCTTGCTACCATCAAAACCTTCCATCTGCCGAGTGACGAAGACATCATGGTCTCCATGCGCCGATGGCATACCTTACAGCATCAATTGAATGGCTATCCCATCTGTAAAGTCGAATTGGTTAATGGCAAAACTTCTTCTTCTTTGCGTATCCATGATGGAGCATGGCAAACGAATGCTCTTCCGATGGTTCCAGATGAACCGGACCACCGTGCGCCATCATGTTCAGACGGTCCAGATTCGAAATCGGAAGAGAACTGACATGACCACCGAGGGCATACGCCGACTCGTAATGTCCATCCATGAAATGCGGATGATGCATCTTTCCACCACGTTTCTTCATTTCCGCATGTTCGGCCACGGCTTCCTTGACCTTCTCCACCGACAGGTCATGCTTCTCGGCGAGCTCAGGATGAGCCTTGATTAAATTAATCAATTGAGCAGGCGTGTTAATCACCATCTTCTTGACTCCTGCCGGAACCATCATGCCACCATCGGCCTTGCAGACCACACGGCCACCACGAGCATACAATGAATTGAGCTTATTGGCCAACACCGGGCCCACCACGGGAACCGCATTGCCTACCGCAGAGGTCACAAACTTCGCGCCTGCCTTGAGCGTGTCCACCGCTACATCCTTGATGAAAGAACCTACCGCACCCATTATTCTACTGGTCTATAGAAAAAAAACACATCGATATCGTTATGGACGTGTTTTTTTCGATTAAAAGTTCATAGAAGAAGTTCGTAGGAAAATTATCGAACGATTTCGACACTTCCTGTCGAATCAACAAGAAGTTGGAAGTCTGCGATAAAAATGAAGTACAAGGTGGAGGCGACCGTTGCCACACCACCCGTGGTTCCTGCCAAGTTGACCTGGATGTTGGCGATGGAGCACGGGCTTCCTTGGAAGGCCAGACCCTCGTTGATTCGTTGGGCAGAGGCACCTGCGGCGAATTGGGTCGTCAGGTACGGGCCACCAAAATAGTTGGCTGAAATGTTGGCGGAGACGGCGGTGGCGGTGGTGGTGGCCACAATCGGGTCGGTGATGGAAGCATCGAAGATACGACCAAATGACTTCTGAAGTTCCGCAAAGAACAAGGCAGGAGCCAAAGTTGAATCCAGGGCCAACGACGAAATCAATCGACCATCCAATGACACTTGGTACTGGTTGATGTTATTGGAGAGCGAACCGGACTGGTTCGACACCGTAGACAAGTTGGCGGTCACGTATTGTGCGGAGACGACACCACGAAGGGAGGAGACGTTGATGCCGTAGTTCAAGTTGGCCGTTCCTGCGCCCGCCAATGGGAGAGTCACAGAGGCGAAGTTGGTGTACGAATAGACGTACTTGGCGCCCGCCATCATGTCATGGCGAACCTTCTGGACGAAGGCCTCCTCAGGCATGACCTTGTCGTACACGAGCTGAACGTTGGAAAATGCGGCGGATGTCCAAGCCGGGTCGGTACCGATCGCCGTGTCCCAGTACATCAAACCCACGCTGGTTTGCCAGTCAATCTGGACTTGCAATGTTCCATTGATCAGGTACAATGGCATGGCTTGCTGGCTTCCAAGAAGACCAAGAAGAGGAACACAGAAGGTCAAGAGAGGGCTGTTGACGTTGGCCGCATCCGTTGGGCCGTTAAACACAACACCTGCACCCAACATCAAAGTAGCATCGTGGGACAACCAGTCGTTTGATGTGGAATGTGTAAGAAGAGTGTCGTACAGGGCCCAGGCGTTTTGCTGGTTGTCGATTTGTACCGAGTTGGCATAGGTTGAAATACGGTTGATACAAGCTGTCGCCGCCTGAGCCGCACCCTTAAACGACCAGGTGTACGCCTTGGTGCCGGTACCCGTGAATTGTACCGTGAAGCGCAAGTAAGGATTCATCATGATTCCCGCACTGGCGCCGCAGGGGATCTGAATGACCGAAGAGCCCGCCGCCGCCTGGGTACCCGACAACGAAGGAACGTTGACGGTTTGAATCGAGCATGGAATCGGCTTGGCCGCCTTACAACTGCGAAATGCCTCCGGAATGGAGTCAAAGGACGCAGGTAAAATATAGTGGGTATCTGAACCAACGGTGTGAAGCGACATTTGTTCTACTAGTGCTTACAGAAAAAAAAACGCTCAACCTCGTTGAAATCTCGACTTATGTTTTTTGTCCTGGGCAAACTTTTCAATCTTGATGGGCTCACGATGCCGGACGGGTTCAGGCTGGATGGGCTGTTGCGGTACCAATAAAACTTGTTCGGGGGGAGCGATGTTCTGAACGTTTCCCCTCGTAAAATGGCAATGGTTTCGGGCATGCATTCTATTGAATGATTTGCTTTATTATCGTTGGAACTCTTCATCGATTTTTTCCACTTCCAAACTGACCAAGCATTGAAACGAGGTGGGCAGGGCGCCGTTGGACAAGCTACTCAATTGGACTACCGTAAGAAGGAGTTGACCCGACAACACCTGGTCCTTCAGATGGTATTCTTTGTTCGACACATCCAACTGGAGATAGCCCGCCGATGTGTTTGCCGTAGGCGCACCCGTCATGAAGGTCAAATAGCGCTGAGGCGAATAGGGAAAATACAGATTGTCGGATTGGACCTGTAAGACACGACCAATGGTCGTTGCATCCTGGTATTGAACTCCTAATACCCTGATACTGCACTTGCCCGTTATCGGGACGGCAAAATACGTACCGTTGTTAGCATTATTAATCAAGACCTGGACCAATACCATTACTGATTAGTACGTAGATTTTTTATCTTCCGGAAGGGGTAAGGTAATTCCTTTCTTCTTCAAGAATCGCTCGACTCCACCCGCATACTTCTTATTCACGACCATTTCGCCTGGCATCACGATGGTTTTCCCTAACTGGGACCTCTTGTGGGTGGGTTCGCCAGTAATCGGCCCATGATAGTCGTTCATTACCCCGCTTTTCATCACGGGCACCGGAACGACCAAACTGCCGTACTCCAGGAGGCTCGAAATCGTATCCTCGTGTTTGTCCTTTATCTTCGGACTGTCCTTTATCATCCCCCCTGCGGACAGATTCCGTGGACGCTTGTTGAACAGGTTGACGAACTTTCCGCTCGGCGTCTGGTAAAACATCCTGCTCTACCTCCGGTTTTTCTAGTCCCTCAGGCGTGACCCCTCCATTTGTTAATTTCTGTTTATAGAAGGATAACCGGTTCAGCATCCGCTGGCGTTCTTCCATTAAGCGTTTCATTCCTTCTTCATCCACGAGATGCAGCGGTGTCATCAGGTTGTTGCTGGTCGACGTTAGAATCGATTCATAGTCTGGACGAAGGACTTCTCGTAAAATAAACGAGAATGACCAGTTGATGTTCTGTAAATTAATCACATTACTGGAAATATTTGTCGTCAGAGTGAAATTAATCGAGGAGATGATGGGGTCCAACAGGAAAATCGGTTCCGTATTCTGAAAGTAGTTAATCCAACTCGACTGTTGCGTGGTAATGGGAATCTTCACCACAATGGTACTGACGGTATCCTGCGTCGTGATGAACTCACGGCTACGTTGTTGTTTCAAGTTCGAATGGACCAAGAGATAGTTGATGGGGTTCAGCACACAGGGTTGCGTACTGGTCGCTGTGGTTCCATTCGCATAAAACGTAATGGGCGTGGGGGAGCTGGTATTAATACCAAAATATCCTGCTGCATAGTAATACCCTGTTCCTTGTGACGTGAAATTGATGGCGATAAAACTCGAGGTATACGTCGCATTCGTGAATCCATACGTGATGAAACCCGTCGCTGGATTGTACGTTGTGGTAAACACTGGTGTACCATTCAATCCTTGAACAATCCATAACGACGACAAAGCTGTATTCAGCGCCGTGATGATGCTGTAGGCGGTATAGTTTCCTTGAGGGATTTGCAACTGGAGGTTGGGCTTCGTGGTCGTTCCATCAAATAAGGTACAGGTAAGCGGTACATACGTGAGCGCCGTATTGTAATAATTCGCAAACTGATAGAACGTAAACGGTACTTGGATGGACGTGAAATATAATTGGAACACGCCTTTCTTGGCCATCAGCGAGATGACTTGTGACGTGTTAAACGTTGGGCTTTCATTGGTTCCTGCAGAACGCTGTGAAGAATCCACGTTGAAGGGATAGGACATTACCTCAACGAGGTTCGAGTTGTTCGACATCTTACTGTATCACTAGATTTTTCAATCCCTCTATCGGTACACCTTCTTGTACTGGTTCTTCTAAGGGTTTGAATTCGCTATGAAGGATAATGGGCTCGTAGGGCTCGACTCCTCGGATGCCTTCAATTTCCTCGTCGGTTTTCAATAGATTGGTGGTGTGAAGTGCCTCACGAATCTGTGGAAGGGTTGCCCCTCGAAGAACGCGGAGATTGAGTGCCATGTTTCTAGGGTGAACTCAGATTAAAAAATCGACATGCCGCGCTGGGCGTAGGGATTGCTCATCCGCTGCAGGCGCTCATCGATTTCTCGTAAGGCTTGGGCTCGTTTGTGGACCTTTCGAACGTATTTGCTAATCTTGGCATCTTCGGAGGAATCCGAATCGGTCGAATCGCCGTACTCGCTGGTCTCGCTGGTCTCGCTCATGTATCGAGCACGAGGACGGGTTGGCGCCTTCTTGGCACGGGACTTTCGTGGGACCGGCTCCTCTTCTTCCGAGGTTTCCGAGGGTTCGACCTCCTCGACCTCCGGTTCGGGCATGACCACCTCGTTTTCGGGAATCGGTTTGGGCTTGCGTGTGTATTTTCGTCTCGGTTTCACCTGAACCGCAATCTTGTCGGCAGGAATGACCGGTTTTCCCTCTGCATCTAGTTCCGCTTTCTTCTTTCCTTTTGTTTTCATCACTTTCGTGGGCGCTGCTGCGATGAGTGTGGGTTCCACGGGTTTATCCACCAGGTAGACCTCTCCTTCGACTGCGGGCTTTCGTGGCATCTACCGTAGGGGAACATTTTATATCGGTTCACTATAGAATGCAAGCCCACGCCAGCGAACTGACAAAGGTACTGTGTCCGCTGGATTCCCAGAAGTGTACGGATAAGAAAGCACCGTTTCCTTCCAAGCCTTTCAATTACTGCATCTGCGCCAAGAAGGGCCAAGGGAAAAGCACACTGCTCATGAATCTGCTCATGAAGAAGGAATCACCGTTGCATAAGGCGTTTGACCTGATTTTCCTGGTGTCTCCGACGGCCATGGGCGACGACAAGATGAAACCGTTGGTCGAAGACATCGGACCACAGTACTATGATACGCTGAACAATGAAGTCCTTGCAGAAATCATGGAACAAATCGAGGCCCATACGGAGAAGCTGCAAAAGAAGAAGAGGAAGCGCATCCCTCATTACTGTCTCATCATGGACGATTGCCTCCACATGTTGCGCGGTAAACAGTCGTCCTTGGTGGCCAAGTTCGCCACGACCAATCGTCATCTCAAGCTGACCAACATCTGGCTGGTCCAGAAATGGAACACCTATCTCCATCCCCTGATTCGCTCCAACTTGGATTGCATTTCGTTCTTCCATACGGAGAACCGTGCAGAACTCGAATCCTTTATCAAGGAAATCGGTACCGATGAAGAGAAATTGATGAAACTCTATGACTACGCCACTGCCGAGCCCTATTCCTTTCTTCATATCAATATGTATTCTCAACCCATACGGTACTACAAGCGATTCGACCAAATCGACTATCGGCCAAAAAATAATCTACAGGAAGAGTAGAAACCATGGTAGGTCCGAAGAAAACACTCGGTTCCCATCCAGAAATCAATACGTTCTATGATGACGTCGCGGGCCTCAAGCGAGGCGGTCGTCGCAAGGCACGAAAGGTCAAGCGGTCCGAATCGGTCAATCAAAATGTGAATACCTTGCACGTTCATCTGGATTCAAAGAAGGCAGGCGGCAAGAAGACGTACTACGAACGTTCTACCAACGTCAAGCGATTGATGGACCCCAAGCAATCCTTTGCTGCACCCGCCCATGTGAGTCAGCCTTCTTATTTTGCTGTCGCCCCTGGAGTCGGGAACTACGAGACGCGGAATGCCAGGCCATTGGGTGTCGACGAGGCCCATCCGGGCCATTACATGAAACAAGCAGAAGTCGGTGACCCTCGTTCCGTCCTGTGGTCTGTGGATACCAATCGATATGGTCTGGCTCCTGTCGATTCCGCCGCCAAGCGTGTCCAGGTGACTCCCAGTGACCGAAAGGGTGGCATGTTCTATAATAATCCTGCACACGATATCATGGGTGAGAACAACTATTCCGACGAGGCCATGCGGAAACGCGCGGTGGTCGAGATGGCGGTGGCACAACACAAGGCCGTATCGGAAGAATTTGCATCCATGGATGGGAAAGCACCCATGACGGATTATTCTCATCGTGTTACCGGTGCGCAAGGCAATTTGCCTGAACCTCGTTCCGCTCAGGATTCCGCACCGCGTGCCCTTTCGCAATCCGGTGGACAGTTCTTTCCCCAAGGAGGCCTGTTGCCGCCTTCCCGTGAAGATACACAGAAACGAGAGGCCAGGTCCGACCTTCATTGGTCCAGCCTGCCCGTGGGAAGCACCTTTCGAGGCAAATCGGGTAACATCTTTGTGGTGAAACACGGTGAGGCCGGTCAGAAAACCTATAAACCGGCCATGGCCCATGAGCACATGGAAGCCCAAGCCGCCCAGGCTGCCGGCAGCGAACAGTCGTTGCGTCGAGGGGGTCATCCTGTACGTAACCCGGTACATGGACATCACTCAGTGTTCTGAAATAATTTCGAACTCCTTGACTAGAAACCATGAGTGCACTTGATTCGCTTGCGATTTCGAGCGCTTCCTCCGCAGTGGCATCGGCTGCGTCGTCTTCCGCTGCACCTGCTGCACCTGCTGCCGCTTCCAAGCCCTTCTTGATTCTGTGCGGTAAGCCGATGACCGCCGCCGACCAAGCCATCTTTGCAGAATTTGGCACCATCGCGTCCTGGAGCCAGAAATACGTCAACATGCCCCTTAATCAGATTACACCCTTCGATTACCTACTGTGCGACATGAATTCCAAGAGCATGCGACTGACCCTCGGACGCACCGACCTGTCTCAATATCAAGTCGTGCACTACGTCTCCCAATTGCAGAAGATGGAAGACTTCGTAGAACAGGTCAAAGGAAACATCCTGACCAGCATCCCTTCCCACGCCGTCAACAAGGCCGATTTCGATTCCATGTTGGTCAATGAGAAGTTGATGTCTCCGTCCACCGTGAAGACGATTCTGAAGTGGGTGAAGACCTGTCTGGGAAAATAGTGAGGTGGTTGTGTCAAAGTGGACTGGATTCCCTCAAGAGTTATCTCGTCACCTCCTTCCTGTCCGGTCTGCACTTCAGTCCCTTCGTAATCTCTGCGCTTCTATTAGTTGCATGACCGACGTACTCGTAGACCAGTTTGTCACAATCACCTTCGCCATTTACATCCTCTATCTCTTTTCATCCTTGCTATGAATAATTTCCTATGCATAAGTAAGAATGGGCAACGTCTTCAAGCGCATGGACGACGAGAAGCGCGACCGCGGCATCGTCGAGTTCCGTGAGAAGTTACAGCACGCGGGAATCCCGCCTCCGACGGCCTCCACCGACCATGTTCCTGATGTAGAAAACAACGACCAGGCTCGATGGTACTGGTTCGTCGCCACCAATACCCTCCCCCACGCTACGCTCCTGAAGTTGGCCAAGCAGCCGTTTCACATCGGCACCCGACCGCCCTTCAGCTACATTGAGCGCAAGAACATGTCCCTGATTGCCGGCGACAACCCGTTTACGTGGACGCAATCCGAGGCCGAAAACCGCATCCTGAACTTTGCAGGCAGCCACACAGGGGGCCTAAAGCGCGGGGGTCGCATGGCGCACCATCATGCTCATCATCGATTCGGCTGCTGAATCGTTTCAAGGCGAGTGCGTTGCTGATAGAAGTGAACCATGCGGCTCTTCTGTTTCGACGTGTAGCCCTCGATGATTTCCTCAGGTGTGCGATTCGACTGAATCCAATAGAAGGGACTGTAGGCGACCGTCAGTTCCTCACCAGGTTGCACGTCCTTCATGGTCGTGATGGATACCAGGTAGCTCCCTTTCGTATAGACACAATTGTTACATTTCTGTTCGGCATGCAAATATCGCCATACTTCTTCAAACGAACCGTCTTTCAATCGGTCGGTATGAGGATACCCATCATTCATGAAGTGACCCAAATAGCCAGCGACCTGCTTATTTGGATTACCCACATATGCCAGTTTACGATGTCCCACATCAAAACGGTACATTTTCATATCGGGCATCTGGTCTCCATAGGTAAAGAAGGAACCAGGCGGGCCGGGAGCAGGTTCATTGCGATTGATGACGGCGTGCATCGGGTACAGGGTGACCGCCTTGCCCTTCGGGATAAACCGTGTGGCAAACAGGCCTTTTCCGTGAATCCCGCTGTCTCGTACTTCTACAGGATGGTCCATTTCGATGGGCAAGTCCACCATGCGTATCAGGCATTTGACGCCAACCGCTGGGAACATGACCTCGACCATCTTGTCGAGTTTGGAAACGTATTCATTCATTCTATCTTCTCTGTTCATTTTAAACTACGCTTCCATCTCTTTAAGCAGGCAGCGAGTACCGCAGGAACAGGGTGACCTCGTTGAACAAATTGGCGTTGTATTTTTCCTTCCAATTCTCGAATCTCGTAGTCCATCTACAGTATAACCAGAAAATCCATTAGGCCGGACACAAAGAGAAGGTCGGTGGGTCAAAACCTAAACCTAAAAAATTTGATGACGACGATTTTTCTGTAGGATAGGCAGACATGCCAAGACCCACAAAGGAAGAGACAGAAATCGGTCGTCTAACGTTCGTGGCGGATTTCAGTCGATTGGCCAGCGAACGGTTCACGATGGAACAGGAAGGACCGCATCACGATACCTATTTCGATGAGCATCGTGGTGGATTCACGGATACCAATGGGTACTACTACCTGAACTTCAGCAAATCCGTATGGCCCGACGGGTTTACAGAATATCATATTGAACGATATTCTGCCAACATCTTTGATAGTACCATTTGTAAGACTAAGAAAGACCAACGTAAGCACATTCGTGAATGGGCTTTCATTTATCCAAAGGATACCAATAAGGTATATCGTGGTCATCCAGGATGGGTCATAGGAGATTGGCATCTGCAGCACTACTCGAGAAAAAATGCGCTCTCCTAATCGGGAGAGAATTCGTAGGATTAGTAGAAAAATCGAGTTGAAAAATCAAAACCCCCCATAGGTTTTCATTTTTTATGACAGGTTTTCATTTTTTGACAAGATTTCACTACTAATTCTACTAATTTTGGAAAAAGGAAAAGCCCAGTAATCGAAAGATTACTGGGCTCTTTCTAATACAATAAACGACTATTATTCATCCTCTTCGTCATTTTCTCTCCTAATCGGGAGAGAATTCG